ATCTTATAACGCTCAAGCTCCATCTTAGCTTCTTCAAGCATAAGCTCTTGCTGACGCTGTTCATTCTGCATCTGCTGTATCTGTACAGCCTGTTCTTGTTCAGCTTGCTGCTGCTGTTGCACTTGCTGTTCTTGACGCTCTTGCATCTCCTTAAGCTTCTGCTTAATGATGTTGAAGTTATCATTAGTAAGAACCTCAGCTGCTTCAAGTAAGCTAGCGCCGTTCTGCATAGCTGGCTGTATAAGCTGTTGTAACTTCTGTATGTTCTCCATATCTTTAGATGTGTCACTTACAAACACATCCATGTCTTCATAGAAGAACTTATCTGCAATATCGATATATGCACGCTCACCGTTGTCAAAGATATAACTAAGCTTCTTCTTACCTGTCTAAGACCAAGCACCTTTGGCTGTGTCTAAGAGCATGTTGAGAGCATGTTTCTTACATTGATTATGAACCCAGAATAAAGGCTCTGTGATGTGCGAACTCTGTACTACTGAACGCTCAACGTTGCCTACGAGTTCATTAGAACTAATAGCTCCTTCACGCTGTTCTGTAATACCGGATATAGTACCAGCAAGCTGTTCAATCTTATCCATCAGCTGAATATACTCAGCAATGACATTAGACATAGTAAGATCTAATGATGTAATCTGATTAAACGTAGCAGGCTTACCTCCTTCACGTCCAGGAACATTCCAACCCTCTTCATAAGGATTAATGAAGTTTACACCAACGCTAGATAAGTAATGCATCCAACGATCTGGTGTTATGTTCATAGACTTAGGAATCTAAGTAATATCCATATTAACAACCTTACCTTTGTCTCTTGCTATAGCTAGTTCAAGTCTATACCATAGTACAATATACATGTACTGTAATGGTTTCAGAATGCTAACAAGTGATCTTGGTTTGCTGTTAGTATTGCTATAAATTGCTCCAGTATAAGGGAGCTTTTGGCTATTAGGGTTGTCAATTGATACATGCTGATATTCAATAGGCTGAATACCAAAGTATAAATCAGAGCCTGCCCTATAACCTTCCCATACTTCTACTATCCAGTCTGGAGTAACATCTAACTCCATTCCGGTCTTCTTATATGATTCATCTGCTATCTCTATCTGAGGCGTACCAGTCTCATCCATATAAGTAACATAGAATATCTTCTTAAACGACTTCCAACAACAGTGCCATACATTGATACTATGTCTGGTCTTCTGATCAAACAGAGGATTGTCATATATGTGCATCTGTATACCACTAAAATTGTCTACTGGGTCTTTATCACCCATATCATTAGAAGGTCTACCTGTAAGCATTTCTTGTAGCTTATTTAAATCCTTCTCTGATAACTTATCGTAGTATCTGTCGTATATCTCAGCTACTGGCATTCTCATACGTCTACAACACCAAGAAGCATCTTCTATAAACTCCAGATCTGGTGACTGATCGTATGCAAAGAACATTGGATTTACTCTCTCTAAGTAAGGCTCATCGTTAAGTACACCTACATAGTATATCTCTGTGCCTGCTATAAGAGCATCTTTCCAGCCTTTGATAAACTCATTATCTATGTTAAGTTTCTCTCTCAAGTATACGAGAGTGTGGTATGCTGTATTCTCTATAACGTCTTTATAATCCTTTGACATGTACTTAGCAATAGCTTCTGGAGGCATTATCTCTCCATTCTATAGCTGCTGCTAAAACTATTGTGCTTCCTCTGGACTCATTCTTGATGTAATAGATGCCATTATATACTACATAAGCATCTCTTTCTCCTGATCCATGAGTTCAGATGTTGCTTCTTGGGATGTTCTTACAACACGGAAGTTCATCGGCCTCTTTGTCTCTTCACCTATAAGGAGGTCCACCTTAGGCCTAATTATATTGAAATCTTGAGGTGTTGCCGGAAATCCGTCTTCGACTTTAAACGGATTAGTAATACGCTTAAAATCTTTCTCATCGAATATTGAATTATAAAGGTTATAGTAGGTCTATATCTCTCCGAATCGTGTCTTGGACATACCGCCTGACACTACGTTACCCTCGCCTATTATATAGTCTACACAACCATGCTACCATTCTTCACCTTTCTTCTTAAGTGGTAGCTTCTGTTGAGGGAAGTTCGAATTATATAAGTTATCTTCTACTCTAACCATAATATTAAATATTTACATCACACTTCAGGACCAGCTACAAACGCCGCCCCATTAGGAGAGGTGTAAAACACATTATTTATTACGTCGTATAACCCAACGACGTTATTACTATTCTTACAAGGAATTAGGTCTCTTACTAAAGTACCGTTTACAAACAATTTAAAGTAGTATAACTTGCCGTTACAATATCTAGCTGGAGTTGTTGTACCTCCTACAAATGCACAGAACAATGAAGTACCATATTGGTGTGTACTATTGTTATTATTTAAGCTAGTAACGTTCTTATTAGGAGATGTTTGTACTGGAAGTTCTATATCTGCTCCAAGATTACCAATCGTATTGTCTTTAGCTGTGCCTCCAATATATCTACCTATGACTTTACTATTATTACTATTTGCTCTAACAAATGTACCTGGCCAGGGACTGTTATCTGAATCTTGACAAGCAAATATAGCAGCTTGGTTAGCATTACCTGAAGCTATATTAAACTTCATAGCTATGTCATAATCTGTATTAAGAGTTTCGTATAGCTTTATACCAAGATCTATATATTGGTTACCTCCAGATGAACTAGAGATATATTCAAGTTCTGTATAACCTGCTGGTAATGGACCAACCGGAGTTGTTTGTGGTTCCCATACAACAGTACTACCTATATACATCTTAACAGCTTCAGTAGAACCTAACATTATTTTACTAGCGCTTGCTATCTCTGTACTTGTCATGATATAATGTATATAGTGTTGTTGTCGTATGAACTTAAAGCATCATATTGAGCTTGTGTACCACTCCATATAGTAGGAATAGTCGGTTTATTGCTTAGGTCATTGTACGAGCCTGATGTAGCTACTGTAGCTAGTGTAGGACTTACTGCGTCTTGTCCGTTTGTACCATTCTATCCGTCGTTACCGTCTGTTACAGTAAAGCTAGTGTTTCTAGAATCGCCTGAACCGTATGAGAATGAAACCGTGTGAGTCTTACCGCTAGTAGAAACAGATACTGTAGGAGTAATACCGTCGGTACCGTTTGTTCCGTTCGTACCATTAGTGCCGTTAGCTCCATTCTAACCGTCTTGTCCGTCATTGATAGTAGCAACAGCGGTGCCATCTACAGATATTGTAGTAACACCACCACTCTTACTTGCAGTGATTACTGGGGTGTGTCCGTCTTGACCATCTGTGCCGTCCTTACCATCTTTACCAGGGGCTCCATCTTGTCCAGGTGCACCATCCTATCCGTCAGTACCGTCTCGGCCATCTCTACCGTCTTGACCAGCAGGACCCTATATACCCTGAATACCCTGAGGACCTCTTTCTCCCTGAGGACCCTGAGGGCCTGTAGCACCTGTTTCGCCTTTAGGGCCCTGTGGTCCTGCAGGCCCTTGAGGTCCAGTAAGGCCTTGAGGTCCTTGCTATCCTGCAGGGCCTTGCTCTCCAGGTAATCCCTGAGGACCCCTTTCTCCCTATGGTCCAGTTTCACCCTAAAGGCCTCGTTCTCCTTGTGGACCCTATATACCTTGAGGACCAGGTTCTCCAGTAGGCCCTTGTGGTCCAGCAGGACCGGTGTCTCCTTTTTGACCAGGATCTCCTTTAGGTCCTTGAGGGCCTGGTTGCCCCATAGGTCCAGCGGGGCCTCTATCGCCTTTAGGACAAAGGATATATGTTTTATGCGTATCTAGACTATAATAGTCTTCTTTTATGATAGAATTTACAGGAATGTCTGCTTCCGCATTAGTTTCTACTATTTGGAATACCGCCTTCTCATCGTACGATCTCCAATTAGAGCCATTGTATTTTCCTGTAATCTCTATATTATAAGATCCAACTTTTAGATCTTTATCCCATTGTATTTCTATTTTATTATCTTTGAGTACCTAATATTTTCCTATATTAACAGTACCGCCGACACAATGGGGTTTTACTTTTAAGTCTGTGCAATTCTACAGGTTAAAGTCCTTTATTTCAGTACCATCATATCTATAAGCTTTAACTTCAATTATTGTGGTAAATGAATTGCCCCTTACTATTTTTAATCGCTTCATGTTCAAAAACTAAATATAGGTACATCATCTTGTGACTACTCATCTGTATCCCACCATCGCTAGCTGAACAGAGGTAGTTCGAAGAGTTCAACCTGTTTATTCTATTCTTTTGCAGCTTCCACCTTAATCTAATATAGTTCTTCTCTATATATCATAACCATACATAAAGCAATAAGACGGTCTACGTTCTTTTCTCCGTCATTCTATATTAGCTCTTCTATAAGTGGTTCACTGTATATTCTTTCTATATTAGGGTGTCCTGGTTCAAATTCGTCCATCAACCATTCTAGTATAAGACCTTCTCCATAAGCCCTAATTTGTTTTGTCATATGACAGCCTTTACGGCGCTGTACTTTACTGTCTTTAAAGACTTCCGTAATTATCTTATCCGGCTGATCTGCCAGTAGGTAGTCGCAATGCTTGTTTGTGAAGTAAGGGTAGATACCCTTACGTTCATTCTCAAACAAGAGCCTTGCGTTATAAAATATAAGTAACTTTCTTACATTCTCATAATATTCTTCTGCTGTATCTGGTCTACCAGTATACTCAGCAACAATCACATCATTCCACGCTTCTCCTGCTCTAACGCGTTTAAATATGAACGTTGATCCTAAGGAGTTAGTGAAGGACTCGTCATGATCATACGGGTCACAACCTGCAATGTATAGTCCAAATGGTGGATCGTTGATTGGGTATTCCCAGATAACTACAGATCCTTCTGGTTTGTCATCTTTCTTTAATGGATATTCTGTTATATCGCCGGTTTTCTTTTCAGTTGCTTTTACCATACCGTTTCCATCCCAAGATAGATCTACGATATGTTTCATGTTCTTCAACTTTGTATTTGTTCTAATGCGGTTAAGCTGATCCATCAATAGCTTTCTAGGGAAGATGTTTCTTCCAAGCTCCAAGCAAGCTTCTTGAGGCTTAATAGGACGTTCTGATATAAATCTATCTATAGATGCCTAAGAAGCACCTCCATCTCTTACTTTATTGCGTTGATTAAGAAGCTCTTCTATTGCTTTATCTATTAGACTATTACCATCCTTGTCCATGTATGCTGGATTACCATTCTCATCATCGCCCTCCATATTCCAGTATGCAGGAGCAAAGAATCCACATCTAGTATTCTCAGCACCGTCATCCCATATGTTAGGAAAGCTTAATATGTTGAATGCATCAGGATGATAGAACATATTCTTTAGTCCATCAAATGAAGCTCCTTCTGTACCACCTGTACCAAATGCTATAAGTAGTCCGAACGCATGTCCATCGTCAGTTTCTACAGCAGGTTGTTCAACTCGCCAAGCAGTTTCTAGGTTAGGGAACTTACCACCCTCCTCGAACAGTACTAGTTTACCACGAGTACCTCTAAGACGTTCAGGATCGTTCTTCAAAGTAATACCTGTAATGGCTGATAGATATCCTTGTTCTGTTTCCTTACCAAGCTCATCTTTTACTTTGAAACCTGAGACTCGCTCCATACGAGTAGAAGTTAAGCGCTGTTTTGACCAGTCTGTATTCTTATCGATGAAGTCCATGATCTACCAGGCTTTTGTAAGGATTCCATCACCTACAAGGAATTTCTGTTCAGAAGCTACTGCGAAATTTTTAGACCCTGGTATGAGCTCGTAGTTTCTAACCAGCATTGACGCTCCTTTGAAACTATATCCTCTTTGTCTGCACTTAAGTACAGCCATATGTTTTCCTTCATTCTCAGCTTCTTCTATTGCACTAAAATAGTAGTAATCACTGTCCCAGAATCTTGGGAAGCCGAATATACGTTCTCTTCTAGTACGCTTATTACCGTACCTGTCGGTATATTCAACTTCCTCAAGCTTCATAATAGGACAATAGTTTAAGTAGAAATAATGGTAGCCTGTAATAGAGTCCCCATCATCTGCTACATATCCATTGAGGCATCGATCTGTTTCTCTGTCCCAATACTAGTTGTAGTCAGTTGTGCCTCTTGGGGCTAGAGTATAACACCCGTGTTCTTGAAAGAATAGGGCGCTTTGTCTGAATTTGTCAGAGTTATATATCTTCTTATTAAAGTCTACCATATATTATATTATTGACTATCCGGGGTTATCGTTTTTACATTAGTTCCGTCAGACAATACAATTTTACCCGGATATATCATTGTATAAGCACCCGAATTGTTGTTTTTTACCTGAATATACTCATCGGTGATTGTTGTATTTACATTGTCAGACGTATCGCTAATACTAATAGTTCCAATATTGTTGGTTATAGATATCGTCTTAGTAGAAGCTGTCGGGTCGACATTGTTATATATACTTATGCTATTACCATCTGCAGAGAGCATGCCGTCATTAACGTCGCCACGTCTGTTGTACAAACTAAGGCGTCCAGTATTTACAGAGCTATATATCGAGACTATACTGTCGTAATTGCTGTTATAGATATTCACAGAGTTATAATCAAAGCTCGCAACAGGATGTAACCAGTCCATGTCAGAAACTACATGTGGAGCAATAGATATACCTTGGCCAGAAATTCCAGTATCGTATGTCATATTGGATACTTTTAACTAAGACCCTGAAGTAGCGGCCCATACCCAGAAAGATGGGTCTGATATCTATGCTCTACCTAAAGCCGATTCCGTAATGCTTCCTTGTCTTATATCTGTTACTCCACTAGATCCTATAATAGTACCAAACGATCCAGAATTTCCTGTAACTACAGAATGTGCTGC